CATATCCAGGTTTATTGGGATAAAGGATCTTCATCACCAGGAACACCTACTGGCTTATCTGCATCTGGTTATCTTACTAAAGATACTCACTACACAGTACAGAATGCAGGAACGTCTTCTAATGCAACAATTACTTACATTGCAACAGGATGGACTGTTAGCTCAACAGTAACTTATCCTCCGTCTGGTGATACGATTGTTGTTACACGTAATGTCGCATTAACACAAGGATCTGATTACACCAATAACTCCACTATTGATGCAGAAACCATTGAGAATAGCTTTGATAAGCTGACACAGATCACACAACAGCTTGACGATGGTAAAGACTACTCTATTAAATTTGCATCGAATCTAGCAGGATCTACAGGTTTCAATTCAACTGCAGATACTGCAGGAACTATTACACAAAATAAATCAGATCGAATCTCAAAAGTATTAGCGTTTGATGATAATGGAGATATTTCTGTAACACAGGAACTAGGAACTTATAGAGGTAATTGGGCAACTGGTCAAAACTATGTTCTCAGAGATCTTGTCAAACAAAGCAGTGCATCTGATTCATCTACCCAAAACAATGTTTACATTTGTACTACAGCACATGCTTCCACAGGTACATATCTTACAGAAAACGATACATCAAACTGGACTCTAGTTCTTGAAGTAGCTGCTGCTCAAGCATCTGCAGATACTGCTACAACACAAGCAACTAAAGCAGGAAGGCATGAAGATAATGCAGAAGCTTATGCTCAAACAACTGCAGAAACTTTAGTTACCTATACCAATCCTACAAGTGGAGCAACGTCTAATGATGGATATTCGTCATTACACTACAGAGAAAAAGCTAAAGAGTGGGCAGGAACAGGTACAGGATACGCTTTAGTTACTGATGATACAGGTGCAAATACAACAGAATATTCTGCAAAAGCATGGGCTGCTAAACCATCTGGAACTGTAGATGGAGCAACTGCATCAGCAAAAGTTTCTGCTGCTAATGCTGCTACGTCTGCATCCAATGCAAGTGATTCTGAATCAAATGCTTCTGCTTCAGCAATAGCTGCTGCTGCAAGCGCTGCTTCTGTAGCTAGTGTTTTTGATTCTTTTGATGACAAGTTTCTTGGAACCATGGCAGATAATGCTTCTGCTACAACTGCGACTTTAACAGGAGCTTCTGCATCAAAGGATTCATCTTCTATTACATTTACTGGAAGTTCTGGAACTATAACAGTAGGTCAAGAACTTACCTCAACAGGTACAGGATATCCTTCTAGTGCAAACATAATAGGAACATCTACAACAAGTCCTATAACTATTTCTGCACCTTTTACTGCAGCGATAAGTAGCGTTTCTCTTACATTTACAGGACAAGGTGTTTATGGAGCATGGGATGCTGCTAAAGACGGACCTTCAACGGACAATGATGGTGACGCATTAGTGAATGGTGCTTTGTATTACAATAGTACCGATGGTGAAATGCGTGTTTATGACGCAAATTCAGGTGTATGGATCGCTGCTAGTGCTGCTCAGAATGCTACTGTAGAAGACTACACTTATACCCTTTCAGGATCGGATTCTACGATCTCTGGTGCTGATGATAACTCCGCAACATTATCTTTTAGTTCTCAAGAATCAGTCGATGTCTTTCTCAATGGAGTCAAGCTTGTTCCAAAAATAGGAGCAACAGCAAACGACTACCATTTAGATACTGCAAACACAGTAACGCTTACAAGTACTGCTGTTTCTGGCGATGTGATTCTTGTCAGAGTTTATAAAACCTTCACAGTTGGTGATGCCGTTCCTGCAAGCACTGGTGGGACATTCTCTGGTAATGTTTCCTTTGGTGATAACACTAAAGCACAGTTTGGTGCAGGATCTGACCTACAGATTTATCACGATGGTTCAAACAGCATTATCAAAGATGCAGGTACAGGGGATTTAATTATTGGTGCGGATAATAATGTTACTATAGCTGATTCAGCATTAGCGGAAGTTAAAGCATTATTTACAACTAATGGTGCATCGAGCCTTTACTACGATAATTCGAGCAAAATTCAGACTACAGCAACAGGCATTAATGTAAGTGGTAATGTAGTAATCGCTGATGGTGGGAACATAGGTTCTGCATCTGATACGGATGCAATCACGATTGACAGCAGTGGGAATGTTGGGATTGGTGTATCACCTAATTACACAGGTCTTCAAATTCACGGCACATCTAATCAATTTGGAATAACAAATAGCACAACTGGTTCCGCACTAACTGATGGTTTTGGCATAGCAATGTCAGGATTAAATGCTCAATTAATTAATAAAGAAGCTGGATATTTAGCGTTATATACGTCTGACGCAGAAAGAGTGCGTATCGATTCCTCTGGAAATGTTGGGATTGGGCGGTCACCAAATGGCAAATTTGATGCGTATATTGGAAGTGGTTTAGGTGGTATTAATGTTGGAGCAGGTGGTGCTTCAGCAACGTACTTAGATTCTGACAATATATACTTACGGTCTGGTGGTGGAACAGAAGCAGTGCGGATTGATTCTAATGGAGATATAACAGCAAAAAATACACCTGATCGTATTACTGAAGGTTTAAAGTATTTTAGAAGCGCAAGTCGATTGGGCATATCCTCTGATGGTACGGCTTTAACCATATATGGGGTGACTGCAACAGGAGTAGATAATGTGGTTTTTATCTCTTCCTCAGATCAAATTGCGGGTCGCATAACAATAACTGGTGCGAGTAGCTGTTCTTACCTTTCAGGGTCAGATTATCGATTAAAGGAAAATGTTTCTATTTTAACTGGTGCAATCGATAGATTAAACCGATTAAAACCTATCCGATTTAATTTTATTTCAGAGCCTGACAAAACACTTGATGGGTTTTTGGCTCATGAGGTTTCTGACATTGTTCCTGAAGCTATTTCAGGTGAAATGGATGCCGTTGATGAAAATGGGAATATTGAGCCGCAAGGCATTGACCAATCAAAACTGGTTCCACTATTAGTGGCATCGATCCAAGAACTCTCCGCAAAAGTTACCGCACTTGAGAATGCATAATGCAACTAACCAAAGAACAAGTGGACAACCAAATAGCAAAACTACAGCAAGAGATTCCACAAATGCAAAACCAACTACAGCAGTTAATTGGTTACAGACAGGCATTAGTTGAGATGGAAGAAACCAAATCCCAGACGGAGGAAAATGACTAGGGCAAGAGATATGGCAAACCTTGGCGTACAAGCTGGGTCAGGGTTTGATGCTAGTGATTTAACTACTGGAACTTTAGGTAACACAGTTCAGGATAACATTACTAGGTTAGGTACAGTTACTACTGGCACGTTTGACGGAACGATTGGGAGTAGTGCGACTTTTCCTGCTGGTCATGTAACTAGAACGGATCATGCCTATGAGGATGCTGGTAACTGGATTGAAACAACGTCAACAAGTTATCAAGCATCAGGAATAAGTATAAATGCAGGAACGGCAAGTACCGGTGAAGATATTATAGTGACCTGCAATATAAGAAATTCTTCTGCATTTCAAGCTGATTTGATTGCAACATATTATCATAAAGTCGGTTCTGGTGGTACATACTCAGATATATTAACTAATGCTGGTACTGGTGGTGGTGAAAGGTTTTTTTTAAAATACTATTCAAATTATCCTTTTCAACCCCTAACACTCACAATTGTGCATAGGAGTCCGTCAACGTCAGATGACAACTTTTATCAAATTTATTTTAAAAGTGGGAGTTCTGGCAGTAAGGCAAGATTGGCTTGGTATTCATCTGGAATTGAAATAATTGCACAACGAGTAAAATTTAATTCTTCATCCGATTTAGGATTATGATAACAAAACTTGATGCACTTACTGCTCTGGGTTTCACAGGGACGTTCAGGCAAAATCAATTGTTTATTGATTCAGATAATCCACCAACAGAAGAAGCAATCCAAGCAAAACTTGCTGAACTTCAAAACGCAGAACCCATGCGGTTATTGCGTGAACAAAGAAACCAAAAACTATCAGAAACCGATTGGTGGTGTTGTTCAGATC